TCGGGGTCATCAGGGGAGCGGTAACGCTTGAGCGCGTTGTGCCGCCCGCGGGCGGCAAAGACAGGGTTCGAGTTCAGCACGGGTGTCCTCCGGACAGGCGAAATCCGCTGCCCGTCCGCGCTTAGCGCGAGAAGCAACCTGCCCGGCGTGTGCTCGCCCCGGCGGAGTTTGTGCTACAAGCAAGGGTAGCAGTTACCAGGGCCAGTGGGAGACGTCGAGCAGCGTTGCCGCGTTCGGCGTGTCGTCCATCGCAGCATCAATCAGCCGCACCATGGCTGCCTCCGGGACGCGGGGGCTCCGGGAGCAGATCGGGCACGGGCCGACGTGGAACGTCCGCTCGCCCTTCCGATTCGTCACAATCCGTATGGAGCGCGACGTGGAGATGACCTCGACGCCGGCCTTGTTGGTCCGCCTCCGGGCCCGTCTGTGGTCCGTGTCGGGCCTCCCGAAGTCAGCGTGCGGGGTGAGCGTCTCGACCAGCGCGTTTCCATCTCGCTGGTCGACAATCGGCCCGAAGTAGCGCCGGTCGTGTGAAACCTTCCCCGAGCAGAACAGGAGAACCTCGCTCACGGTTGCCCCTTCCACTCGATGCGGACCGTCTCGGGGTCGAAGGTGCGACTGTACCGAGTGCCCGGCATGAGCTTGACCACGGCGAGTACCTCGATGACAGCGCGCTTTCCCATGAGGCTGGACTTGTCGAAGGCTGCCACCGGGTCGAGGGCCGTGAGGGTTGCCGCGGCGCCCGAACCGCTTGCGAGAGCGACTATACGGCGGTCGAGAGATGCCAACTCCACCGTGAGCTTCGCGCGCGCGGTCGCATACCGCGGGCCATCGATATGGCCCGCGTCGTAGTCCTGCCCAACGACCTCGAGGCGTTGCCGAAGGGCGTTTGTCTCGCGGACCAATGGAGCGGCCGCGTCCTTTCTCGGCGTGAGCAGCTGGCGCAGGTCTGGCCGGCTCAGCCTCTCGCGGATGACGGCCAGCACGAAGTCGTCTACGGGGATTTGGCTACGGACATGGCATCCGGTCGCGCAACGGTAACGGGCGCCGGACCATGACCGGACTGGCGAGTCACACGCGCCGCATCGGTAGATGCCTGAGCCAAGGTGACGTCGGTCTGTCCCCACGCGGTTGGTTGTGCGCCGCGGGTCGATGAGGCGTGCCTGGACGAGCGCGAAGGCATCGTCAGTTACGATCGGCTCCCACCCTCCGCGCTTGCCTGTCTCGCTGCCCTGGTAGACCGCTCGGCCGGCGTAGCGGGGGTTGGTCAGCATCGTCCTGACCGTCGACGGGTTCCAGACGTTCCCGCGGCGCGTCTTGACGCCGCTGGCGTTGAGTTGGCCGGCGAGCGACTTGAGCGACTCCCCGGCCGCGAATCCGTCGAAGATGCTCTTGATAACTGCGGACTCGTCTGACACCAGCTCGCCGGCCGTCGTGTATCCGGTCAGGCGGACCCCAAGCGGCGGCTTGCCGCGGTCTGAGCGTTGCCGGGCAGCGGCTCGCTGCCGGACCGACTTTCGGTCGACTTCGCCGCGGGCGACGGCCAACTTGATTCGGGCGAACGTACGGCCGTTGTCGTTCGTGAGGTCGGCTTCCCCGTTGGCCGTCACGAGGAGGAGTCCCTTGCCCTCGGCGCGCTCAATCCAGTCTTCGAGTTGTCTCGGCTGCCGGGTGAGCCTGTCAAGGTCCCAGCACAGGAGGGCGTTGAACTTGCCCTCGTCGTAGTCCCGAAGCAGAGCGTCATACCCGGGCCGGTTCTTGCGAGCATCGGAGGCGCTGACGCTGTTGTCGACGTACTCGCCGATGACCTGCCAGCCGCGGTCGCGGGCGATCCGTTCGCAGTCGTCCCGCTGACGACTGACGGCCAGCATCTCGCCGGTAGCGTCGAGGGATATCCGCAGGTAGGTCACAGCTTTTGTCGCCGTAGGGGTTGTCTGCATGACTCAAGTGTTGCATGATGTGGGTACTAGGTGGACTTCCGCTTCAACGTGTAGACGAGCGCGTTCCCGCACGTCAGAGCCGTTTTAGGTGCTCCGAGTCCGCAGGGAGTCCGCAGGAATCGCCAGAGCCGCGTTCATCATTGCGTCGGCCGCGTTCCGCGTCCGGTCCTCAGCCGTGGGCCACAGGTGCGAGTACGTGTTGAGCGTCGTCGTCGCCGTCGAGTGACCGAGGGACCGTTGCACCGTGACGACGTCACACCCCTGGGCGATGAGCCCGCTCGCGTAGAAGTGCCGCAGGTCGTGCAGCTTGACCCCGGTCAGGCCCGCGTCCCTGAGCGTCTTCCGCCACCAGTAGCCGACTGTGTTCTGATGCGGGGGACCCTCCCCGGCGCCGACGAAGAGCCACCCTTCCGGTCGGACTCCTACTGTCTCGACGTGGGCCGCGAGCATCTTCACCAGCCCGTCGGGGATGAAGACGACGCGCTCGGAGCCGTACTTCGGAGCCCGAATCTCGACCTCGCCCTTGTTCGCCCCGGGACCTGGCGAGTGACCGACAGAGTCCGCCGCAGGAAGTCGACGTCCCCGAGCTGGACGGCCGCCGCCTCCCCGAGCCGCAGGCCGGCGAAGGCACACAAGCCGATGAACGGCCGGAACCAGACCTCGGACGACTGGACAATCCGCCCGACGTCCTCAGGTGAGGGGATGCTCATAGCGTGCTCGGCACGACGACGCCGGGGGAGCGTGATCCCCTCGGACGGGTCGGACGCGATGACCCTGTCCCGGTAGGCCGCTCGGAAGACAGCCCGAACATTGTTGAACCTCGTCGTCACGGTTCCCGGCGCGAGTCCGGCCGCGTTCATCGTCTTTACCCACGTCTCTACGTGGGATCGTCGGATCGACTTCAAGGGCACGTCGTGGAACGTCGTCGACGCCGCCGCGAGCTTCATTGCCTTCACCGTGCCTGGGACCCACACCTGACGGTCGGACCATTGAGCGAAGTACGTCGCGAAGGTAATCTTCCCGGCCTTCGGGTCGACGTAGTTCCCCGTGACGACCGAGGTCGTGACCTCGTCGAGCCACCGTTGCGCGTCGACCCGACGGGGGAAGTGTCGAGCGTGCTCCTTGCCGGCCTCGTCGCGGTAGCGGGCACGCCAGACGCCGTCAGTCCTCTTGGTGATGCTCGCCACGGTGGGCCTCCCGATACTTGTCGTCGAAGTGTCCGCGCAGCTCGCGGATATCCGTCAGCGCCTGGCTGAGCGCGTCGTCTGCCTGCTTGAGCCGCCGAGCGACTACGGCCCTCTGGAGTCCGCGAGCGGACTTCCTGAGCGACTTGCTGAAGAACGTTCCTGCCATCACGTCACCACCGAGGATGTCCGTCAAAACTCGGACCTCACCGAACGAGAGAGCCTGCTTCCCGGTCTCCACCCGTGACACCGTGTTCTGTCGCCAGTGCGTTTGGCCCGCTTCCTGCATCGCTTCCGCGAGCGCGGTCTGAGACATATCGAGCCTCTTCCGCAGCCTCGCCACGTTGAAGGCGACCACTTCGGAGTCGTCGTCGTCCTTGCCCTCGCCGTAGCCGAAGTAGAAGTCGTTGTCATCGTCGCTCATGGCACCAACGTTAACACGCGTCGTTGTGTGTTGCCTTGCATTCCAAACCACACCGTTGTAATCTGTCCTGTGTTAGCTCTTACAACGAAAGAGGATGGGTGATGGAAGTCGACCAGCTCCTGACGACCGCCGAGACCGCTCAGATGCTTCACACCCCCGTCGCCACGCTCAGATGGTGGAGGCACCAGGGGACAGGCCCGAAGGCGTTCCGCCTCGGTGCCCGCAAGGTCATGTACCGCCGCTCCGACGTCCTGGCGTGGCTCGAGCAGCAGTACGCCGCCGACGGGGACCCGGCCGCGTGACGGCATACGACCGGCTCGTCGACAGACTCACCGCCGACGGCTTCAAGGTCAAGGCAAAGGACGGCAACGCCAGGTCGCAGTGCCCCGCGCACGAGGACCGAGCACCGTCCCTCTCCCTGATGAAAATCGAGGGACAGGTGCTCGTCCACTGCCACGCCGGTTGCCAGACCGAGGACGTGACGGCCGCACTCAACCTCACGATGCGCGACCTCTTCGACGAGCCGACCGGAGCGAGCTACCACTACACCGACCGAACCGGGACCGTCCTGCGGACCGTATCGCGCAGCCCCGACAAGCGCTTCACGCAGTCCGGCCAGACCAAGGGAGCGAGCACCCTCTACCGGCTCCGCGAAGTCCTCGCCGCCGTCGCAGACGACCAGGTCGTCTACGTCGTCGAAGGGGAGAAGGACGTCCACGCGCTGGAGGCCGTCGGAGCCGTCGCCACCACCGCGCCGATGGGCGCGAACAACTGGAGCAAGGTCGACGCGAGCCCGCTCCACGGCGGGAAGGTCGTCGTCGTCGTCGACGGAGACGCGGCCGGCCATAAGTGGGCCTCCGCCGTATATGACTCCCTCGACGGCATGGTCCAGAGCCTCACGTTCACAACGGCGAGGACGGGCAAGGACGCCGCCGATCACATCGCCGCCGGACACGCGCTGGACGAGCTGGAGCCGCTGGAGCTCGACACCGACGTCGCACCTCGTCGAGCCCGCGTCACCTGGGCCTCACAAATCGAACCCGAGCCCGTCACTTGGGCCTGGAAGGAAGGCGACGCAGGCCGTATCCCCTCGGGGTCCCTGTCTATGGCAGCCGGCCGCGAGGGGACGGGAAAGTCCTCGTTCGGCATGTGGCTCGCCGCTCAGATCACGAGGGGCAACCTGCCCGGCTCGTTCTACGGCAAGCCGCGCAAGGTCCTCTACGTCGCCGTCGAAGATTCCTGGAAGCACACTCTTGTCCCTCGTCTCGTGGCAGTCGGTGCAGACCTGAGCAAGGTCGGCCGATTCGAGGTCGTCTCCGTCGACGACGAGGAAATGCTCCTCTCCCTTCCGCACGACAACGCTCTCCTGGAGCGCGAGGTCAGGTTCCACGACGTGGCCCTCGTCGTCCTCGACCCGCTGATGAGCGTCATCGGGGAACGGATCGACACTCATCGGGAGAGGGAAGTTCGTTCCGCGCTGGACCCGCTTGCGAAGATCGCAGACCGGACCGGCTCGGTTTTCCTCGGCATCGCCCACTTCAACAAGGGCAACGGCACCGACGCAGCCAGCCTCATCACCGGCTCAGGCGCCTTCAAGAATGTTCCCCGCTCCGTCTTCGGATTCGCCCGCGACGACTCCGACGACACCGGCGGACGGGTCATGACGCAGGTGAAGAACAGCCTCGGACGCGACGACCTGCCGTCCCTGTCCTACGTCATGGAAACGGCCGTAATCGAGACGAGGCTGGGGCCGGCAGAGACTGGCCGGTTCGTCTTCACAGGCGTGTCCGAACGCTCCGTGGCTGACGTGATCCGCGACGGTCGCGGCGACCCCGAGGACCACGACGAACGAAAGGAAGTCGCTGCTTGGCTCGTCGACCACCTCGCCACCAACGGCGGGGAAGTGCCCGCGAAGGACGTCTACCGGGCCGGGAACGCCGAGGGCTACAGCAAGGACATGCTCAAGCGCTCCAAGGGCAAGCGGGTCCGCTCGACGAAGGTCGGAGACGGCTGGGTTTGGCAGCTCGAAGAGGCCGCGCCAACCGTGCCCGACGAAGCCAAGGGAGCACCAAGGGAGCAAGGGAGCAAGGGACAGAAGTCTGCTCCCTTGCTCCCTTGCCCGCTCCCTTCCCAGACACCAGCGCTCCCCGCCCCTAGCCAACGTCATTGTCCCGATTGCGACACCGAGGTCCCCGCTGGACACGTCAGGTGTCAGCCGTGTTTTCTACGAGCGACAAGGAAGTCCGCATGACGAACTACAGCCCTCAAGACATCGCTGGAGACTGCCGTCGGGCAGCGTGCCTCGTGACCCATCACGGCCGGGACAACCTGGAGGGAATCAACGCCATCTTGCAAGAGGCTGTCGAAACCGACCGCGTGACGCCGCTCATCATCGCCGTGCTCGACCTCTATCAGTTCCTCATTCCAGAGCTCCGAACCGAGTTCGGCATGAAGATCATGAGCGATGCGGTTGTCCGTCTCGCAACCAGGGAATCCGAGTGACCCTCTCGCCGTGCATTGAGTGCGGGCAACCCACCGACGGGCCGCGGTGCGACAAGCACCAGCTCCGAGCCACCGCCAAGCCGGGCAGCGGCAAGCGCGGATACGACTGGACCTGGCAGCAGCTCTCCACCCAAGCCCGAAGGCTCCAGCCGTGGTGCTCCGACTGCCGCACGACCGAGGACCTAACCGCCGACCACAGCGAGGAAGCGTGGAAGCGCAAGGCTTCCGGGAAGGTGATCCGTCTCCGCGACGTCGACGTCGTCTGTCGCTCGTGCAATGCCAAGCGCGGCCGAGCCCGACCCACGGGGGAGAGGGCACACGAAGGTCCGCGAGACCCCGTCGGTCAGGCAAAAAGTCCGTTACACACCCGTGGGGGGTATGCGTGAAGGCCGGTCCGAAGGCAGCGGTTACGGCCGAGCCGCTGGACCTGAGCCACCTCGGACCGCCCGGCTGGAAGCGGGTCGACGCCTTCGCTCGGGAGTACCTGAGGGTCCCGAAGGGTCAGGGAGCCAAGGACCCGTTCCGGCTGAGGAAGTGGCAGCTCGACCTCGTCAAGGCGATGTACCCGCAGCGCGGACCGCGTCCTCGTCAAGGACTTCTCTCCCTGCCCCGCGGCAACGGGAAAACCGCGCTCGCCGCCGTCATCGGAGCATATGGCCTCTTCGCTGACGACACCGAAGGTGCTCAGGTCCTCATCGTCGCGTCGGACGAGCGTCAGGCCGGTCACGTCTTCCGTGCTGTCCGTCGCATGGTGGAGCTGGAGCCCCGGCTCTCCGAGCAGGTTCAGGTCTACTCGGACCGGCTCTACGTGCCGCACACCGACTCCGAGCTGAGAACACTCCCCGCCGAGCCTGGGGCCCTCCAAGGCTGGGACCCAACGCTGATGGTCGTCGACGAGCTCCATGTCGTCACCGAGGAAGTCTGGGAGGCCGTGACCTCGGCAGCGGGCAAGCGGTCCCGTTCCTTGACGCTGGCAATCTCGACCCCGACCGACACCCCCGAATCGGTTATGTGGAAGCTCGTCGAGTACGGGCGCGAGGGAGGCGACCCGTCCTTCCTCTTCAAGGAGTACGCCGCGCCGGACGGTTGCGCGCTCGACGACGAGGACGCCTGGAAGGTGGCGAATCCGGCGCTCGACGACTTCCTCTTCCGGGATGCGCTCCGCGCCACGATGAGGACGACGAGGGAGCCCGCGTTCCGGCGCTACCGGCTCGGGCAATGGACCGGACAGGCCGAGACGTGGCTCCCGTGGGGCTCCTGGGATGAGTGCGCCGACGCGAGCCGGGTCGTCGCTGACCGTGAACGGGTCGTCCTCGCCTTCGACGGCTCCGCGTCGGGGGACTCGACCGCACTGGTCGGCTGCACCGTCGGGGAGGACCCGCACGTCTTCACCGTCGACGTCTGGGCCAACCCCGGCGACCGAGGCTGGAGAGTCCCGAGAGAACAGGTCGACCAGGTCGTCGCGACCGCGTTCGAGCGCTGGGACGTCGTCGAGCTCGCCGCCGACCCGTGGGGATGGCGAACCGAAATAGAGTCGTGGGCGAAGCGCCACGGAGACAAGCGGGTCCTGGAGTGGAACACTGCCGCCGCGCAACGCATGGCTCCGGCGACGGACCGGCTCTATCAGGCCGTGATGACCCGGCAGGTCACCCACGACGGGGACAGCGTCCTCGCCTCCCATGTCGCCCATTGCGTGGCGAAGTCAACGCCGATGGGTGACCTCGTCACGAAGGACAAGCGGGGAAGCCCGCGCAAGATTGACGCCGCCGTCGCCGCCATCGTCGCTTTCGACCGCGCCGCCTGGCACTCCAAGCAGACCACCAAGAGAAGGGCAGTTTCGTTCCGATGAACACCACCTTGAAGGCCCTGTCCGACAAGCTTGACGAGACCTATCCGTGCCTCGTCAAGCTCGACACCTACTGGCACGGGCAGCAGCCCGCCGCCTTCCTCGCCCCGACATCGAAGGAAGCGCTCGGGGACCGCTTGAAGGTCCTCGCCGTCAACTTTCCGAGGCTCGCCGTCACCGCGCTGTCGGAACGGCTCAACCTGACCGGCTTCCGCATCGACGGACCGGACGCCGACCCCGACGCCGAGCTCTGGAAGGTGTGGCGACGCAACGGGATGGAGGACGGCTCAGGTCAGGCCCACGTCGACGCTCTGGTCTACGGCCGCTCGTTCGTCATCGTCTGGGCCGACAAGGCAGGGAACCCGGTCATCACCGTCGAGTCGCCGCGTCAGGTGGCCGTGGTCCGCGACCCCGCGAGCCGTCAGGTCACGGCTGCCCTCAAGCGCTGGGTCGGAGACGGAAAGGGTCACGCGGTCCTCTACGCGCCGGACACGATAACCCGCTACGTCTCGGATGCGAACATCGTCGACCCGGTCGCGATGCCCGCGACGTCCTGGCAGAACGTCGAGACAATCCGCAACCCGCTCGGGGTCGTGCCTGTCGTCCCGGTCGTCAACCGTGGCCGTCTCCTGGACGTCGACGGAGTCTCGGAGATGGCTGACGTCCTCGACCTGGCGGACGCACTGAACAAGCTCGTCGTCGACATGATGGTGACGTCCGAGTTCTACGCGAGGCCCCGCCGCTGGGCAACCGGACTGGAAATCGTCGAGGACGCCGACGGGAACCCGGTCAGGCCATTCTCAGCAGCACTTGACGACGTGTGGCAGTCCGAGGCCCCGGAGACGAAGTTCGGGCAGTTCGACCCGGCACGCCTGGACGGGTACGCCGACGCCGCCGCGCTCATCACGCAGCAGATAGGCGCCTTGTCCGGGCTCCCGCCGCACTACCTCGGACTTCACGGGGACCAGCCCGCGTCCGCTGACGCCATCCGTTCCGCTGAGGCGAGCCTCGTCGCGAGGGCATACAGCCTTCACCGCACGTTCGGGCAGGCATGGTCCGACGTCGCCCGCCTGGTCGTGGCCGTGAGGGACGGCTCCGACCCGCTCGCCCTGGACGTCGAGACCGTCTGGGCCAACCCGGAGACGAGGACGCCGGCTCAGGCCGCCGACGCCGCCGCCAAGCTCGCCGGCATCGGGGTCCCGCTCTCCGTGGTCCTATCCGACACCCTGGGCATGAGTCCGGCTCAGGTCGACCGGGTCCGGCAGGCCGTGCGGGGAGACGCGCTCGACGCGGCCGGGGTTGACTTGAAGAGCATCGCCTCATGACCTACCGCGACGTCCTGACCGGGCTCGGGGCAGCGACCGAGGCGAGGGTGCTCGCCGCGTACGCCGCCTTCACCGACGGGGACCTGACCGAGGAGGAGTTCGTCGCTGCCGTCGCCGCCATCATCGCCAAGGCCAACCTGAGAGCCGTCGCCGTCGCGGACCTCTCCCTCGCCGCGACCCTCATGCTCCAGCTCGGCAAGCCCGTCGCGACCCTCGGGCTCATGCCGCCGAAGGACGACCCGGAACGGCTCCAGAAGGCCGCGACAACCCTCGTGGGACTCCTGGCGACGACGCCGGACCCGCTGGCCCGTGTGGCCCGACTGGGACGCTCTGAGCCGCTGGGAAGCGCCGCAACGGCATACAGCGCTGGCATACGGCAGAGCCGTCTCGTCACCGGCTGGACGAGGGGAGTCTCCGGCAACGCATGCGAGCTCTGCCAGAGCTTGGCAGACGGCGGAGCCGTCTTCCCCGATTCCGTCGAGATGTACCACCACAAGGGATGCACCTGCACCCCGATACCCGTTACGAAAGAGAGAGCATCATGACCAAGCAGGCCAGTGAGACGACCGACCTCGACCTCCGCGCACCTGTCCAGAACTGGACACCTGAGCCGCTCGTCAACAAGGACGACACCGCGCAGACCGACGAGCCGGACGAGCAGACCGAGCCCGACACATTCCCCCGCGAGTACGTGCAGCAGCTGCGCGACGAGAATGCCAAGTATCGGCAGCGGGCAGGCAGGTCCGACGACCTGGCCAAGAGGCTGCATACGTCCCTCGTCGCGGCGACCGGACGCCTCGTGGACCCGAGCGACCTTCCCTTCGACGAGGGGCACGTCGACGACGAGGCCGCGCTGAGGGCCGCGCTCGACGACCTCCTCGCCCGCAAGCCGCACCTGGCGACCCGGAAGCCATCGGGGAACGTCGGGCAGGGCATGACGCCGGACGCCGGTAGCGTCAACCTCGCGGGCATCCTCCGCGCCAGCGCATCCTGAGAGGACAGCAGATATGGCCAAGAAGAACGCCGAGCTCATCGGAGAGACCGCCGAGGTCCTTCTGGACAGGATCAAGGAGCAGGCCGGCCGATACGAGGCACCTGAGCAACTCAAGCAACTTGCAGAAGCCTTCGCGATTGTCGCGAGCAATGACAAGCAAGAGCCAGGCCGAGTGACTGTGATGTAATACCCACCACGGGTATATGATGAAGGGGTAGGGCCTGGAGCCCTGCCCCTTCGTTGTGGTCCTGGCGGCCGACGTGAAACCCACTCTCACGTAAGGAACGTCATCATGGCCGCAAGTACCACCACCGTCCCCGAGCTCACCCGCGAGCAGGTTCAGGCGATTCTCGTCCAGCCCCTGGAGAGCAAGAGCGTCTTCCTCGCCTCCGGTCCACGGATCTTCGACACGGACGGCTCTCAGGTCCGCATCCCGAAGATGGGAGCCGCGACCTCGCCCGACTGGATTGGGGAGAACGAGCTCATCACCGAGGGACGTGACCTTCGACGAGGTCGTCCTCCTGCCCTCGACGATGAAGTCCGTGAAGGTCATCACCCGCTACAGCAACGAGCTGGCCCGTCAGTCCGTCGTCGCGCTCGACGCCGCGCTCCGCGACCGGCTCGTGACCGACGTCGCGAACAAGCTCGACACGCAGCTCCTGAGCGCGTCCGGCGACGGGGTCACCACTCCGAAGGGCCTCTTCGCCTACGCCGGTATGCAGAACGTCGCCGTCGGGGGAGCTCTGACCCTCGACCACCTTCTCGACGCTTGGGGCAAGTCCCTGTCCGCGAACGTCGACATGGCCCGTCTCCGCTGGGTCATGACCCCGCGAGAGTTCACCGCGCTCCGCAAGGTCAAGGACACTCAGGCCCGCTACCAGCTCCAGCCCGACCCGACTCAGGACGGAGTCTTCCGGCTATTCGGTGCCCCGGTCACCGTCACGGCTCGGGTCCCCGACACGACCGCCACGCCCGCGACCGGCCGCGCCGCGCTCGTCGACTTCTCACAGATCGCCGTCGCCCGCGACCTGGCCCCGTCCGTCAAGGTGCTCACGGAGCGCTACGCCGACTTTGACCAGCAGGCGATTCGGGTCGTGGCCCGGTACGACGCCGCGCCGCTCAACCCTCAGGCCATCGTCACGCTGACCGGTATCACCATCGCCTGATGATGGTCCTTCCCTTCGACGTGGCCCGCTACCTCGGCAAGGGCGACGACACCATCGTCGCCGCTCTCGCCGAGGAGCACCTGCCGGTCGTCACGGCCATGGTCAAGCGTTACGTGCGAGGCAACGGATTCGACGACGCCGGCAACCCCGACCAGGACCTTGCCGCCGTCGTCATCTCCGCCACCGCACGAGCGATGAGCAACCCTGAGCACACCGTTTCTCAGTCGGTCGGAGCGTTCCAAATCCGGCAAGGCATCTTCGACGGCTGGACCCTTCCCGAGCTCGCAATCCTGCACACCTATCGACGCAGGACCGCGTAAGCAGCTAGACCCTTCGCTCAGTCCGCAGAAAGTCCGCAAGAGGGTTGAAAGCCGCCCGACCTCGCCAACGCCACCGAGCAGCGTTCCCGCACGTCAGACGGCTTTTCCCATTCTCCCCGTGCTCTACCGAACGCCCGTGGGACGTTCCGCTTCAACGTCTGAATGGAGGCTGCCTGCCCTGGTCAGGGCCTGCAGGTCCGGCTGGGGCACCGGTAGGGCACTCGTCGACCAAGCAGCGTCGACCGCACGACGTGTTCGGTCCTCCGCGCTGGGCCACAGACGGCATCGCCCCAAGGCGCGCTGGACCGTGACGACATCGCATCCGGCGGCAATCAGTCCTGAGGCAAAGTAGTGCCGAAGGTCGCAGCATCCGCAGTCACGAGGAGTCCGTCACGGTCGAGGCGTCGGCCGAGAAACTCTACGACCTGGTCTCCGACATCACCCGCACCGGCGAGTGGAGCCCGGTCTGCAGGTCGTGCTGGTGGGACGACGAGGTCGAGGCCGGTCAGGTCGGTGCCTGGTTCGCCGGGCACAACGAGCCCCCGCACCCGGACCTGGGAGACCCGGTCGGAGGTCGTGGCGGCCGAGCGTGGTCGCGAGTTCGCCTGGGTGGGCCGAGCATCGGGGAATCGCCACGTTGCCCGGGTGTTCCCTGCGGTGTCCTCATGCTCAATCCTGGCCTCGGTGAGGCCATCGCTGGACTGTCATAGGCGGCGGTAGGACTCAGGGCAGAGCTGGCGGATCGCGCGATGAGGTTCTTGCATGAGCCCGAGCCGCCCCAGCGCTACCCGCATATCGGGAGGCCATGGCGTGCTCAAGTTGACCCTTGATAAAGTATATGCTTGAGTTCAGCAAATGGGATCCGCCATCGACGACCAGAGGCTCGATGCCCTGTTCACTGCGCTCAGTCACGGAACCAGGCGCGACATCGTGACCCGGCTGAGCGCCGGCGAGGCGACGGTCAAAGAGTTGGCGGAGCCGTACGCCATGAGCATGCAGGCGGTGTCGCAGCACATCCGGGTGCTCCAGCGGTCCGGCTTGATCAGTCGGGGGCAGCACCGGCAGACCCGGCCGTGTCGGCTCGAACCGGCGGCACTCGAGGCCGCGCTCTCGTGGATCGAGGAGAGCCGGCGCACGTGGTCAGAGCGAATGGATCGGCTGGCGACGCACCTGGCCCACTTGCAGACGCGTGAGAACCAGTGAACGACGACGAACTCGTGTATCGGCGGGTCTTCCGCGCGCCGCGCGAGTTGGTGTGGCGGTGCCTGACCGAGCCCGCCGAACTCACGCACTTCTGGGGCCCGCGCGGAATGGCCACCCCGGTCGACGGCATCATTGTCGAACTTCGGCCCGGCGGCCGCTTCGAGACCCTGATGAACGGCGAGCACGGCAGCCACCGGATGGTCGCGACCTTCACCGAAATCGTTCCTCCCGAACGGCTCGCCTGGTTCGAGCCAGCGAGCGGGATGCACACCACCAGCACGCTCAACGACCTCGGCGACGGTAGCACTTCAGTCGTCATCCATCAGCGGCACGTGCCCGAGGCGATGCGCCTACCCCAGGCCCGCGCCGGCTTCCTCACATCCCTCGACAAGCTCGAGGAACACCTCGCGCACCTCATGCAAGGAGACCGATCATGACCGACCTGCAGTCCTTTGTGGCGCCGACTTGCGATCAGCTCGCCGATCTCCTCGCCGCCGCGGTCGTCGACATCTGGGACGCGCCGTCGCTGTGCGAGAAGTGGCTGGTGCGGCATGTGATCGCGCACATGACGATGCCGGCGCGGCTGACTCCCGAGCAGTTTGTCGCCGAGATGGCGGCGGCCGGCGGCGACTTCTCCGTGCTCTCCGACAGCGTGGCCGCGCGGGACGCTTCGCTGCCGCTCGTCGACCTCCTCGATCAGCTCCGATCGCCGAGACTGCACGCGTGGCAGCCGCCGGGTGGCGGTGCAGCCGGTGCCCTGAGCCATGCCGTCATCCACTCCCTGGACGTGACGATCGTGCTCGACCGGCCCGCGGTCGCACCAAGAGAGGCTTCGAACGCCGTCCTCGACCAGCTCACCGCCGCCGACGGCGCCTGGTTCGGGGTCGACCTGACCGATGTTCGACTCGAGGCCACCGACACCGGCTGGGGCTGGGGAACCGGCCAGCTCGTCCGCGCAGACAGCGGCTCACTCGTGGCCCTCCTGAGTGGGCGCGCGTTGCCCGACGGTCGGAGTCTGCCCCGCCGATGACACACGAGACCGACGCGCCTGCAGAGGGATCCTGTTTTGTCAGGACGGCTACCGTCCGCACAACAGCAGATCCGGTCACATG